CAACCCCAGGCCAATCCATTCTTAAAGTTAATGTATCTAGTAGTGGTCAAATATTAATTAGTGGAGCTCCTACTGATACAGGAACAGTTATATTTACAGGAATGTATATCTAAAAATAAAATAATATATGACAACACAAGTTATAACCCCCGAAGAACTTCAAAAAGTTCAAAGTTTACAATCTAAAAGAGATCAATTAACAATTGATTTTGGTTATATTGAATATCAAATTCAAGAATTAGAACTAAAAAAAGAATCTCTTATTGAATCTTTACTTCAATTAAAAAACGAAGAAATTCAAGTTGGTAAAGAAATTTCCGAAAAATACGGAGAAGGAAAAATCAATATTACAAAAGGAGAATTCACCAGTTCTAATTAATTTTGACTTTTTCTGTAATATTTATTATGGAATAAAATCAATATATTTTTAGAAACATGGCAACAAACACATTAATATCACCTGGTGTACTTTCTCTTGAAAATGACCAGTCCTTTATTACGCAACAACCTATAGCAGTAGGTGCTGCTATTATTGGTCCTACAGTTAAAGGTCCTGTAGAAGTTCCTACCGTTGTTACCTCTTGGAGTGATTATCAAAATAAATTTGGTACTACATTTTTAAGTGGTAGTCAAGTTTATTCATATTTTACTTCTATTGCTGCTTATAATTATTTCTTAAATGGTGGAGAAACTATGTTAGTAGCTAGAGTAGTTTCGGGTTCATTTTCTGAAGCAACTTCTACTCCTATTGTTAACGGAAATTTAGCAACAACAGCCTCTGTTACTGTAAGTAGTGCTAGTTTAGCTCCTTTTGTTACTGTAACAGGTTCTTTTTCTTATATTGTTGCTAGTGCTTCTGGATCTACTGGTTTATTCTTCAGAACTACATCTTCACAAATTGGAACTTTTTTCTCAGCAGACACTTTAAATGCTTATACTTATGTATCAGGAAGTACTACTACTTTATTTAGTGGTGCTACTAATGCTGAAGCTTTAATATTAAAAACTATCTCTGAAGGAGCTAACCAAAATAGTTCTAGTTCTTTAGATTCTAGTGGTTCATTAGCTTCAGGTTCAATAGAAAATATTAGATTCCAAATAGCAAATAATGATACAGCTTCAGGAACATTTAGTTTAATTATTCGTCAAGGTGATGATAATACAAATGATCAAATTGTATTGGAAACTTGGACAGGTTTATCAATGGATCCTACCGCTCCTAATTTCGTATCTAGAATAATCGGTGATCAATACAAAGTATATTCTTCTGGTGATAACCAAATTGAAGTAAATGGAACTTATCCTAATAATTCAAGATATGTTTATGTATCAAGTGTAGTAACTCCAACCCCTTTATATTTTGATAATACGGGTATAGCTAAAGCTCAATATACTGGATCTATTCCTACTAATGGAAATGGTTCATTTAGTGGAGCTACTGGTGATTTAGCAGTAGCAGCAGGTGCTAAATACTATAACAATATCACTTCAGGAGCAACTAATATTCAAGGTTTATTAAGTTCAAGCTATGATAACATGATTAGTTTGTTATCAAACCAAGATGATTATCAATATAATGTATTAATTACTCCTGGATTATTTGCTGATGGTGCTGCTTTAGGTGCTTCTCAAGTAAATACAATTGTTAATAATACAATGAATAGAGGAGATGCTATTTATGTAGTTGATTTAGAACCTTATAGCTCAAGTATTAACACTGTTACAAGTGCTGCTAATGCTAAAAATACTTCATATGCTGCTGCTTATTGGCCTTGGGTTCAAACAGTTGATCCTAGTACTTCTCAATTAGTATGGGTACCAGCTTCAACGTTAGTAGCCGGTGTATACGCGTATAATGACAACGTAAGTGAGCCTTGGTTCGCTCCGGCCGGTATTAACAGAGGTGGTTTATCTACGGTAGTAAGAGCTGAAAAGAAATTAACTCAAGCAAACCGTGATACTTTATACACAAATAAAGTTAATCCAATTGCTACTTTCCCTGGAACAGGAGTTGTAGTTTACGGACAGAAAACATTACAAACTAAAGCAAGTGCTTTAGATCGTGTAAACGTTCGTCGTCTGTTAATTGCTCTTAAATCATACATTGGTCAAATTGCTAATAACTTGGTATTTGAACAAAACACGATTGCTACACGTAACGCATTCTTAGCTCAAGTTAATCCTTACTTAGAATCAGTTCAGCAACGTCAAGGTTTGTATGCTTTTAAGGTAATCATGGATTCAAGCAATAATACTCCAGATGTAATTGATAGAAACCAATTAGTAGGTCAAATTTACTTACAACCAACTAAGACTGCTGAATTCGTTTACTTGAACTTCAACATCTTACCAACAGGAGTATCTTTCCCAGCATAATTTTTTAAAAACGGAATATTTATAACAAAACAAAATAAACAAAATGGCAATCTTAGATCCTAACGAAATATTTTTTACCGCCTTTGAACCAAAACAGGCTAACCGATTCATTATGTATGTTGATGGTATTCCATCATATGTTATTAAAGCAATCTCAGCTGTAACTCTTGAACAAGGTGAAGTGGTTCTTAACCATATCAACGTTTACACAAAAGTAAAAGGTAAAACTAAATGGAGCGATTTAACTATGACATTATTTGATCCTATTACACCTTCAGGTGCTCAGGCAGTAATGGAATGGGTTCGTTTACATCACGAATCAGTAACTGGTCGTGACGGATATAGCGATTTTTATAAGAAAGATTTAACTATTGACGTATTAGGTCCTGTAGGTGATATCGTTTCTGAGTGGGTAATTAAAGGTGCGTTTATTAAAGGTGCTAACTTTGGTAAATATAACTGGGATACTTAAAACGCTGCTATTAATTTATCGTTAACAATTGGTATGGATTACTGCGTATTGAATTTCTAATTAAAAGTAAAAATAAATCAAAGAAAGCTCGCATTTTTTGCGAGCTTCTTTTTTTCTTATATATTTATATAGGACAACAAAGTTATAACAAATAAAAATTATGGAAGAAAACAAACCATCATTCCCCACAGAAGTTATTGAATTACCTTCAAAAGGATTACTTTACCCTGAATCAAACCCCCTTTCTTCAGGTAAACTAGAAATGAAATATATGACCGCTAAGGAAGAAGATATTTTATCTAACCAATCATATATTCAAAAAGGAACAGTACTTGATAAACTTTTAGAATCATTAATAATAACTAAAGAAATTAATGTTACTGATTTAATAGTTGGAGATAAAAATGCTTTGTTAATTGCGGCTCGTGTTTTGGGTTATGGAAAAGATTATACTTTTACATATGATGGTAAAGAACATGAAGTTGATTTAAGTACTTTAGAAAATAAAACATTTGATGAATCTTTAATTACTAAAGGAACAAATGAATTTTCTTATACTTTACCTTCTACAGGAACGGAAATTACCTTTAAATTATTAACTGGAAAAGATGAGTTAAATATTAATAAAGAAATTGAGGGTCTTAAAAAAATCCATAAAGATTCATCTCCAGAATTATCTACTCGCTTAAAATATATGATTACCTCGGTAGCAGGTGATAGAGAAGCTAAAACTATTCGTGGTTTTGTAGATAATTATTTATTAGCACGTGATTCTAGAGCATTAAGAGAATATATTAGAAAAGTACAACCAGATGTAGATCTAAATTATACTTTGGATAGTGGTGTGGAGGTCACTATCCCAATCAATATTAGCTTTTTTTGGCCTGACTTCTGAGATAGCAAGTCAGTTTAGATTTAATTTATTTAAACAAATACATGAAATAGTATTTCATGGAAAAGGAGGTTATTCTTGGGAAACTATTTATAACATGCCTATTTGGTTACGAAAATTTACGTTTTTCCAAATTCAAAGCTTTTATAAAGAAGAATTAGAGCAAAATCAAAATCAACAGTTAGGAAATAAAACCACTCTTGTAGATTCTACAGGCAAGGTTAACACCCCTGAATTTGCTCAAGCATCTAAAAAATATACTCCTACAACATATTCTACAAAGGCATCCAAAAAGTGATGCCTTTTAATATTTATAACAAAATTAACTAATGGCTGAAGATCAGAATAAAAAGCAAGCAGAAACTAATGAACTTCTTGCTGAAGAAAATAAAATTCTTAGAAAAAGACTCCAGTTACAGTCTGAAAGTTTAGACATGTCTTCATCATTAGTTGAATCCTTAAAGGAAACTTTAGGTATTCGTTCTAAACAAACT